ATACTTTATAAAGTAGATTCAAACGGCAATGAAAGTCAATTGGGATCACATAATAACTGGAGACAAAGTAAGGATTTCAGCACAGCAGATTTTTCACTGTCAGATAAGCTCAGATTGGTTACAAAAAATATTTCCGGTGCTGCAGCATTTTTAGCAAAAATAACATATAAGGGAACGGAATATAAAACTGGTGATGTTGACGGTGATTATGTAATAGATACAGAATCTGAATCTAATTTATCTACCACTTCACCTGGAGTGTGGAAAATTATTGAAGCTGATGGTTCTACTTCTAATTTACCTGGGTGGAAGTCACTCGGACTCGCAAATAGCAGTGGTACTTGGGGGAGTAATAATGACCCAGAATTGGAAGAATGTGAATGGATTTGGAATAATGGAAATAGAAAAAATAATTTAGTTTGGGAGTGGACACCCACATTCAACATAACAGATGAAATTTGGAAAGCTTGGGATCCCGCATTACATAAAGATGCAGTACAGGTTGAAAATTGGTCATATGGATTTAATTGGTTCGATTGGGGTGGGAGTGTTGATATACAAAATAGTAGATCAAGATGGCACAGTGGTTGGTTAGGATATCACGCTAAATGGGTACAAGGTGAAGGACAATATGGTGATACTGTAATGAAATTCATCGATAAAAATTCTCAATTTGATGCTCCAAATCATACAAGTTATGATGGTCCATTTAAAACGGGACTTAATACAGTTGAAAGTCAACCAATGGGTCTTGCACATAGATGGTTGGGTATAGCCCAAACATTGCCATATGAAATGGCATCACAAGGAATTAGTGTTGGTGATAACATTACAATAACCTGGTGGCAAAAATCCGATACCATTAAAAAAGGTGCAATGGTTGGATTGTTACATCATAGAAAAAGTGAAGTTGGTCAATATTGGGGATCTAATATTGGAAATCATCCATCAACTTTAGAGGAAGGTAGTCATCACGCATGGCAACGAGAATTTCAAAGGTATATTCCAGTTTCCAATACTGATGAATGGGAACAGGTAAGTTATACGGCAGAAGTAGAAGAAGATTGGGATTTAACGAAACCAACATCTTTATATGTATATGGTCACTATGGTCCAGAAGGAATACTTTGGGTAGAAAATGTACAAATACAAAGAACTGTAATATCAACCACTATTGATAAAATTCCTGTTACGGAGGACTTGGTTGCAGAAATTGAAACCATAATAGATAAAAATACTATTATTTTAAAAGATACTTATGAGAATTTAGCACCCAATGGTTCAGTTTTTGATAATTCTACAAACATTCGTCCTTGGAATGAATTTACAGAATTTAGTGTAGATTATACATCATCACTTTATTCAGTAGAACCTACCTTTGGAACACTACGGGGTGATATTGCTGGAATAAGTGGAAATACTATTACGTTATTAAATTCATATGAAGAACTTGGAAATGAAGCTGGTCATGATTTTGATTCGTATTCATTATATGATATGCAATCTATAAATGATGAAAATTCAAATGGGTTTGAAAAGTGGTTTATAAATAGTCCAAGGGATACCGAAGAAGATTTAAGTAAACTTATAAAATTTGGCCCTAATAATTTTAGTTTGATAACTAATTTTAAATTGGATACGATTACATATCCAGAATATCCACACTCAGCTGTATATAAATTATATGAACCGTTACAGGGTGACATAAAAGATCAAGATTTTTGTAGTGTGGTAAAGGAAATGATACCACCTATTGAAGAAACTTGTACTCTCATTCCTTTTATTGAAGAAGAAATAAGTGATATAGTTCTTCGTACACCAGAACCTGGAAATGTTAATAGTCCCATTGGAACAGGAAAAACAGAATATAAAGGATATGATTCATTAACAACAACAGATTCTTCTATAAAAGAAAGTTTAGAAAATGAACTTTTGAGTGGAAGTTTAAGTATAGATATCAATATTGATCATTTTTTATTCGATAATTTCATACATTTTGGTTCAGCAGAAAAACGAGTCCGGAATTTTAAATATAAATTAGATTTAATCGAAATGTATTCAGATAGAAGTGCGTCTCTTTCTGGAACATTAAGTGGAACTGGTTATCTCCCACTTTCAGGGTCATCATCATATAATCCAGGATTATCTCCGATTAGTGGTTCTACAACTCAAATTGCATGGTGGGAAAGAAAGCGTCGTGAAACTATAAATACGTTTGATAAATTTGAAAACTATATGTATAACAAAAGTTCATCTTATTCAAGTAGTTCCATTGGAATACAACACGACAATGCATGGCCGAAACTATCTGGAACTGGGACTTATTCCGACCCGTATATAAATTACAGAGTTACACAATCTGTAGCTGTTGATTGGTATAATAATCAAATAATTTCATCATCTGTATATGATAAACAAAATATGAATAGATTAAGAGTTAATCTTCCAACATTTGTCCAAGATGATTCTGAAAATGACTTATTCTTAAACTTTATAGATATGATTGGTCATTATTTTGATGACATTTGGGCATTCGTAAAGTCAATGACCGATGTTCATGATAGACGAGATGGTGTAGATAGTGGTTTAGCAAGAGATTTATTAAAACCTGTTGCACAATCACTTGGTTGGGAAGTTTATGATGGAAAAGATTTAGTTTCCATACCACGATACATTTTGGGAATGGAGCAAACTGGTTCAGAAACTCCATGGCAATTTAGCGGAACATCAGATAGAGATATATCCAGAGAAATATGGAGTCGTATAATAAACAATATGCCATATTTCCTAAAAACAAAAGGGACCTCCAGAGCAATTAATGGTCTGATAAGTTGTTATGGTATTCCATCTTCTATTTTACGTGTTGTGGAATATGGTGGACCAAAACTACCAGGACAATCTGCAGAATCGTTTTTAACAAGAAAATTTACAAAAGCATTAAATTTCTTCGGAGCAACAAATAACACTTATGTTCAAAATGATACTTGGCAAGCAGTTACACAAGGAGATGGAGCAACAAGTAGACGACCAGACACAATAGAATTTAGATTTAAAGCTGTAACGGGTTCTAATCAAGTATTAGTTAGACGAGGAACAGATTGGTCTATTGGACTTAAAGACAATGGCTCATCAGATCAATATGGATATGTTAATTTTAAATTAAGTGGCAGTAGAGGGTACAATGAAATAACATCATCAGCACTACCAGTATATGATGGAGAGTTTTATTCGGTAATGTTAACCAGAACTTCTGCATCTGGAACTCATTTAAGTGATGATGATACAAGTCAGGATGTAGTTTATACATTATACACTAAAAAATACGATGTAGGTAGAAGTAAAATATATTTAGAATCCACAAGTGAAATGACAGTAAGTGGTTCATTAGGAGCTGTTTCACAATCATATAATACTTCATATAATGGAGGTGGAAATACAATTACAATAGGTGGTCCAGAAAGTGTTGATTTCGGTGAATCATTTAGTGGTTCTATGATGGAATATAGAAATTGGACTACACCACTATTAGAATCGTCATTTGATAATCATGTGACAGCTCCAATATCATTTGATGGAAACCACCCATCCGCATCTTATACAGATTTAGTCACACGTTATTCATTCGATGATGACAAAGATTTGAGTGTTGGAGTAAATCAATGGTTTCAAGATGCAAGTGCAGACCAATCATTCACTTCATCTGCAGTTCCATATAATTTTACAAGTGGACTTAAAGATCACTTCTCATCAGTAGTTGATGAAACTAAAATGAAAGTTCCAAATCTTGGTCCATCTCGTAGATCATCTACAAAAATTAGAATAGAAGATGATGTTAGAAATGATAAGATAGGAAACCCAATATTAAAATTCGGTGAAAGTATTACAACACCGGCTTATGACAATGCTCCAATTGATTCTAACAAACTTGGAATATACTTTTCACCATCTGCTCCAATTGATGAAGATATTATATTATCAATGCCAGACCTTGATTTCGACCAATATATTGGAGATCCACGTGACCAGTACAAAGAACAATATACCGGACTTGTGGAGGCACGAAATTTATATTGGCAGAAATATAGTGGACCAAATAACTTCTGGGATTATTTAAGATTATTAAAATATTATGATAGTTCATTATATAAACAAGTAAAAAGTTTAATTCCAGCAAGAGCAAATGCAAATGTTGGAATTATGATAGAACCAACTGTATTGGAAAGGGATAAAATAATTATTGGTAAGAAACCAATACTTGAGACAGCACACCACACAACATTTATTGACACCATGGCATATATTTCAGAGAGCTCGGAGTATCCTAATTATGATGCAAATATAAATTATAGTAATCCATTCAAAGTATCCTCAAAAACAAATAAAACGGGGTCATATATTTCAGCGTCATCAGAATATGTTCCATTAGAAACAAACATGAATTATTTAAATCCATTTAATGTTAATTTTCATACAAATGAAACGGGTTCTTATATTTCAGCATCCGCTATACATGAAGATTTTACTTCAAATGTAAATTTATATGATCCATTTAAATTAAATTATAAAACACAAGAAACCGGTTCAAGTGTAGTGTTTTCTGCAGACCTTGTATCATATAACGCACCAAGTCATACTTTTTCAGAAGTAGCATCAGGAACAGGGTCATATGTAGGAAAGGATATATTAGAAATGCCAGCTTTATATGGAATAGGGGATAGAGATGAAAGTGGATGGTACGGAAGTGATTATTATAATGCCACAATCCAATTAGGAAGTCAAAAATCAATTTTTGAAGAAGTAGTTATGCCAAGAATTGAAACGAATGTTACATCATATTTTAATTCTGAAGTTGAGTATCATTATTCATCTTCATTAAGTGCATCATTACATAATCCATATTCATCAAGTTTTGTATTATCTGATTTAGATAATAAGTGGGATGAATCCTTGGGTACTGATAGACTATTTTATCTTGGGTGTGTTCAAACTAACGATACAACAGTTTCAGATAATGGAAGTAGATATGAAGATAAATCAGCGGCAGTAGAAATAACAATAACAAGTCCAACAAAACTTGTAACAACAGACTCACCATCTACCCCACTTAACGTTAAATAAAAATGATGAAAACTAAAAAAAATTATATTTATAAGTGAAGAATAACAAGTTTTATTACATCTTATAAAAAAATCCAAATTATTTTACACAGGAGAAAAGAAAAATGGGATATCTAAATAATACAACACGAACATTAGACGCTATTTTGACAAAAAAGGGTAGAGAACTTTTGTCAACTGGTGGAAATTTTACAGTCAGTAAATTTGCATTGGGAGATGATGAAATAGATTATGATCTATGGGATACAACACATACAAGGGGAACGGATTATTACGGAGCTGTAATAGAAAATCTACCAGCACTAGAACCATTTAACGATCCATCTGAAATTATGAAATATAAACTGGTATCAAGATCCGATGGTACTCGGGCGATGGCAAAGTTGGTTGAAACCAATAACACAAGCACTCAATTATCTGGAACAAATAGTGCATTAGTTTGGGAGACAACAGAAAATGATTTCAATAGGGCGCTTGTTGTTGGTGAACCGACATTAGAAAAATTTGGTGCTCCAGGAGTTGCAATATCAATTCAACATAAAGATAATTCTAACTATGGCGCTGTCGATCAAAACTTGTATTCAGGAGAAAGTTATACTATTACTTTGTTAGACTCATCTATTGCTTTATTAGCTCCAGATTATCAAACTGTGAAAGAAGGTGTTATGGTTGAAAAATCAAATAATACATCATTAGATTCATTGTGGCTACCATTTGTGAATAATGTTCAGCATATATCTCAAACTATTTCTGGAACAGTAATAGGTAGTGGTGGTAATTTGAGAAAATCAGGGTTGGCAGCACCAATAATGATTTATCCAAAACGAATTTCACAACAAACTAAAACTTCAATAGTAATTACAGGTGAAAGTTCTGGGGCAGTAATAGAGTTTGATGTTACTGTTCGTAAATCATAAAATAATAACACGAAGGAAAATAAATGGGATTTATAAATAATACTTCGTACATACTAAATGCGGTATTAACTAAAAAAGGTAGAGAATATCTATCAAAAAGTGATGGTAAGTTTAATATATCAAAGTTTGCATTAGCAGACGATGAAATAGATTATACATTATGGGATACAGCACACCCAAGGGGGACAGATTATTACGGTGCGGTATTGGAAAGTACTCCAATGATAGAACCAGTTGTTGATCCAGAAGTGGTAATGAAATATAAGTTAATTACACTTCCAATAGGAACAACAGCTTTACCATATATTAGTAACATAACTCCTCCAACTGGTTTAACAGGTGTGAATGCATTAAATACAGAATATAATGGAAATACAATTCCGAAATGGTCAATGAGTGACCACGTTTTAAATCCAAGTACGGTAGGAGCAGATGGAGCATTTTCCAATGAAAAATATAGTTTTTTAGTATTGAATAAAAATGTAATTGATATTGGAACAGGACAAGGTGAAAATGTAAATTATGATATTGGAGCGGTTTATAATGAAGAAAGTGGTAGATTGAGTAAAAAGGTAGTTTCAAGAGTATCAACAATAAAATCTCAAATGCTTACATCTAATAGAGAAACTTCAATAATTATAACAGGACAAATGTCAGGGGCAATTTATGTTCTTCCAATAGAAGTAAAATATGTGGATAATACTTCAGGTGGTGTATAATGGGATTTATAAATAAAACAACTTTAGTTTTAGATGCAGTATTGACTAAACGTGGAATTGATTATCTACGGTCTGCTGTTTTTGGTGAAAATCAAAATAGAGAACACATTATTACTAAATTTGCATTAGGTGATGATGAAGTGGATTATGGTTTATGGGATGTTACCCCAAGTGGTTCTAATTTTGTAAAACCATATGGTCAAGTAATAGACAATCAACCAGTATTCGAACCTATAATTACAAATACTGAAATTATGAATTCTTTTATTTTTAAAAATAGAATTGAAGAGAGTAATAAATAATGTTAAGTGCAAAACAAGTTGGTAAAGATGGTATTGGAAAAGAAAAAACTTTGTTTAGTAGTGGAGTTAGATTAAAAGGAAAGGAAATTTCAACTACAAAGTTTACAACACTAAAAGTAACAGGAATGAATACTGGAGCAACTCGGACATTAGATGTAATGGTTAAACCTGGTGGTGGAGTATATTTTACTCCACCAGCAGAAGAATATACTCCACAATTACCAACTGCAAATTTTTCATTCAATATAATATAGGAAATAATAGTGGGATATTTAGATAAAACATCTCTAACAGTAACTGCAAATTTTACAAAACGTGGAAGAGAAGTTTTGGCCGATTGTATTTCTGGTGATGGGGAAGTAGATTTATCATATATCATTACTAAATTTGCATTAGGAGATGATGAAATAGATTATGGATTATGGGATGAAACTCAATCTTCAAATTTAAAGGGAAGAATAATAGATAATATGCCCATGGTAGAATCATTTATAAATCAAAAAGAAATTATGAATTCGTTTATAGTAGATCCACCACCTACTGGATATGGACCAACATTGTCAAATTTACAAGACCAAATAGAATTAACTGGAGTCGGTGATATAATAGATATTTTACCGACAACGGATAATTATGATGATACAGAAGTATATGAGTTTTTCTTAGAACATGATAACTTATTTGAAATGTACGTTCCTTGGAACGCACCAACATCAGATTTTAGTTGGTCAGTAAATTCGGATGGAAGTGATATAAATTTACCACCTATTTCAGGATTTACTTGGTCAATAGGATTTTAACCAGAGGAGAATAAAAATGTCAGTACAGTCAATACAACAGGGAACAGCACCGTTAACAATAAATTTTAATGATACTTCCATCGGTGATGGGTTAACATATTTTTGGGATTTTGGAGATGGTAATTCATCCACGGATAAAAATCCTACTCATACTTTTATAAACGGTGGAGTATATTCTGTTTCATTAGCTGTAAGTAATGATAATGGAAGTGATATTAAATCGGTTCCAATAGTAGTTGCATCTGGTGGAAACACAGGTGGAGTTGGTGGAAACACAGGTGGAGTTGGTGGAAACACAGGTGGAGTTGGTGGAAACACAGGTGGAGTTGGTGGAAACACAGGTGGAGTTG